TACGAAGCTCCTAGTTGTGCAACAGTAGGTGGAGACTTTTGGTTTCCAGATAATGAATCAGGTGTACCTGGTGCATCCACAGTAGATTCTCTTTTTGCTAAGAGCATCTGTAATCGCTGTCCCCATAGAAGGGAATGCGCTGAGTGGGGTATCAAGTTTGAGACTCACGGCATCTGGGGCGGTCTAACACCAAGAGACCGTCAACGAATAAGACGTGATCGCGGTATCAAAGTAAATCAGGAGGAAGACGTTGCTTAATCTGTCCCGTGCGTGGGGTGGTGTGCTTACCAAGGCAACACCACTACCTGACGTATGGGATGGCTTAGCTGCCAAGCAGATTAAGTTCAGGCGTGGGCAAGTATGTATGGTTGCAGCAGCACCTAATGCTGGTAAGTCAATGTTCGCATTGATCTATGCAATCAAAGCAAAGGTGCCTACACTTTTCTTCTCTGCCGATACTGATACAACTACCGTGATGATGAGAGCAGCTTCTCATACATCAGGTCACTCACAGGTTACTGTTGAGAACAACTTGGCTGGCGACAGTCATTACTACAACCATCACTTCCAGAAGATTGACCACATCAAATGGGTCTTTGATTCATCACCTTCAATAGATGATCTTGAACTTGAGATAAGAGCATACGTAGAACTCTACGGAATTGCACCGGAACTTATCATCATAGATAACCTAATGAACGTAGCAGCAGAGACAGACAATGAATGGTCAGGACTACGTGCAATTATGATGGAGTTGCACGATATGGCACGCAAGACTGAGGCTTGTGTAATGGTATTGCACCACGTCTCTGAGCAATCAGAGTACGGCTCTACTACTAAGCCACCAGCTAGACGTTCCATCCACGGTAAGGTCAGTCAGTTACCTGCGCTGATACTTACTTTAGGATATGACCCAGGACAGGCAACCTTATCTGTTGCTGCTGTGAAGAACCGCTTTGGTCCACACACAGCTGATGCCTCCGATTATGCACAACTGCTAGTAAACTATGCAGCGTGTCAGATCGGTGACCAAGATGAGTACGGCTGGATGTATAGAAGAGATGCAATGAGTGGATACCAAGGAGCGATAAATGTCCAATAGCAATTTAGTTATTCTGCCTTCACGTAGCAGACCAGATAACGTAGAGCGTTGCATCAATGCGCTGAAAGAGAACTCAGTTATATCTGATTTCTGTGTAGCAATTGATGATGACCAATCAGATCTTTACCCACGACTAGATGGTGTTATCTATGAAGTCAATCCAAGACTTCGTATGAATGGCACACTCAACCTTGTGGCTAACAAGTATGCAGATAAATACAAGACTATCTACTTCCTTGGTGATGACCACTTGGTCAAGACTAAGAGCTGGGATAGACACTTAGCTGAAGCAATCAACATCAAGGGCTACGGTCTTGCCTATGGCAATGACCTGTTGCAAGGTAAGAACCTTGCTACTGCTGTGATGATGAGTACTAACATCATTGAGATCCTAGGATTTATGGCACCGCCTAAGTTGATTCACCTGTTTATGGATAACTTCTGGATGACACTGGGCTTGAAGATTAACTCACTGTATTACTTTGATGATGTCATCATTGAACATCTACATCCATACGCAGGCAAAGCTGAGATGGATGCAGGCTATGCTGATGCAAACTCAGAAGAGGTAGGCAGTGCAGACCAGAAAGAGTTTGTGCGTTACTTATCAGAAGAGTTCGAGGATGATCTCAAGAAAGTGATGAAACTAATCGGATGAAGATTCTCATAACCGGTAATCACGGTTTTGTTGGTAAGTATTTTCATAAGCGTTTAGGTCCTGACCACGACATAACAGGTATTGATATCAAAGATGGTATTGACTGTCGTGACTTCTTTAAGAAGGATGAATCGCAGTATGATCTTGTTATTCATCTAGCTGCTATTGTAGGTGGACGTGAGTCCATTGAAGGTAGACCAATGGCTGTTGCTGATAACTTCAGTATTGATTCTGAGTTCTTTCAGTGGTGCTTGAAGACTAAGCCTAAGAAGATAGTTTACTTCTCATCTAGTGCTGCATACCCTACGCATTACCAGCAGGGTAGCGAAGCTAAGAGATTACAAGAGTGGATGATTACACCTAGCGCACCTCACTCACCTGATATGACCTACGGTATGGCTAAGGTAATTGGTGAGTACCTTGCATCATTTGTAGATAACGTTCATATCTTCAGACCATTTAGTGGTTACTCATACCTGCAAGATAGTACCTATCCATTTCCTATGTACATCAAGCGAGCTGTTAAGAAGTCAGATCCGTTTGAAGTATGGGGACCAGGTACACAGACACGAGACTTTATTCATATCGAAGATATTGTTAGCGCAGTGTTAACTGCAGTTGAAGAAGGTATTACTGGACCTATCAATTTAGGTACAGGTAGATCTACTTCCTTCCTTGAACTAGCAAAGATGTGTATGGATGAAGTTGGTTACAAGGGTCAGATACTTACTCGACCTGATAAACCAGTTGGCTGTATGCACCGTGTATCTGATAACACAAAGCTGCTCAGTTTCTACACACCAAAGATTACTTTGGAAGCAGGAATCATAGAGGCGGTAACAGCACTTGGCTAACAAGAATGGACGCAAAGGTTCTCAGTTTGAGACAGATGTAATGAAATGGCTTCGCAAGTGCGGAGTTGTTGCAGAACGTTTGACTAAGGCTGGGGCAAAGGATGAGGGCGATATGGTTGTTATCATATCGGGAGAAACCTATATCCTTGAACTCAAGAACAGGCAGACACTTTCCTTGCCGGAGTTCTGGAGAGAAGCACAAGTTGAGGCGCTTAACTACGCTAAGGCTAGAGGCCTTGGGGAAGTTCCTCTGTCGTATGTTGTAGTTAAGCGTCGCAACGCTGGCATCGAAGATGCTTGGGTAATACAAAACTTAAATCAATGGCTAAAGGAGAAACAGTAATGCCAGTACCAGGTGGAGAATTAACTAGCTCACAGGTTTGGATGACACCAGCAAGTTCAGCAGAAGAACTTGATGCAATCATTGACAAACTTATTGAACAATCAGATGCAGAGGAAGCGACAGAGGAGTATCAGTCAGATGATCTGCCAGAACTGTCTTAAAGGTGGAGAAGAGAACCAACTCAGTCACCTCAAAAGGTCTGAGCATTGGCACAGTAAGTGCGATTACAAGGGGTGCGTATGTCAACACAAGACTGGTCCAGGCTACGTAAAGTTCAAGGATACAAAGGTTCCGTTGATGCAAACGCAATCCCCATAAGTCCTATTGTAAGTTACTTCGGTGGAGAAGTACGAGAGGGTAGAGAGGTAGCTGTGCGTTGTGTGATGCACGCTGACTCACGTAGGTCTGCCTCTATGAATACAGATAAGAACCTTTACTTTTGTCAGACCTGTGGTAGAGGTGGCAATGCAGTGAACATAGTCTGCATACTAGAGAACTTGGAGTTTAACGATGGCCTCAAACGCGCAATCGAAATTGCTACTGGAAGCGGCGCAACAATACGCTCAGGCAATAAGTCCAGAGGCGCTAGGCGTGCTAGCAGAACGTGGGATATCTGAGGTTGTAGCCTCACAGTTTATGTTAGGTGTGGTTACAAAACCTCACAATGGACACGAGATGTATGAGGGTTGGCTGTCAATACCTTATATCACTGCCTCTGGTTCCTGTGTAGGTTTCAAGTTTCGCAGGCTAGATGAGGGCAAGCCTAAGTATGGATCTCCTACTGGGCAGAAGGCACACCTGTATAACGTATGCGATATTACCTTGCAGTCACCACACATTGTGGTCTGTGAAGGTGAGTTAGATGCAGTAGTTACCAGTGGAATGTTAGGTATACCAGCAGTCGGTGTACCTGGAGTTGCATCGTGGAAGCCACACTTCCCAAAGTTATTTAGTGGCTATGACACTATCTACATTGTCGGAGATAATGACATCAAAGAGGATGGTTCTAACCCTGGAGCTGAGTTTGCTAAGCGTGTGGCTAACGAGGTAATGAACTCAGTTATTGTTACACTTACCCCAGGTATGGATATCAATGACTACTACCTAGCCAATGGAGCGGACGCGACAAAGGCTTTGCTAGTAGGTGAACCGAAGGGTGAGTAGAGACGAATGGCTACAAATGGTACAGATTTTGCAGCATATGGGCTTCCAGATCCTAGAGATCAATATGGAAACCGAGACTATACTGCTTCGTCCTACGCCGACAAGATAGATGCAGCTTTTATTGCAGATGTCTGGCGTATTATGGACCAAGCTGGCAATCTACTGGTGCGTAAGCACCACGACTACGGTCCAAAGAACATTGCTCACTCACCAGGTGGACCACTTAATGGTCTGCGTGTACGTATGTGGGACAAGATAGCTCGCATCAACAACTTACTTGACTCAGGTGTTAAGCCTAGCAATGAGTCACTGCGTGATTCTTTCTTAGACTTACTTAACTACTCAGCTATTGCAATGATGGTACTCGATGGCGTATGGCCAGAAGTACAGGATAATGATTGACCTGCATCCAGTTGCTTATGACTTAGCATCTGCTGTTGCTTCTACTATCTATCGCAGGTATAAGAACTATGTCGAAAAGGATGACATCAAACAGGAGTGTATGGCTTGGGCTATAGGTCGCTCTGCCTACATCAATCAACAGATGTTAGAACCTGATGAGGATAAGCGTAAGCACAATGAGTCTCGCATTGCCTATCAGATGAGACGTGTAGCAGAACGCTATGCTCGTAAAGAGAAGGCGTTAAAGTCTGGCTATCAAACAGCAGATGAGGTCTACTACGAGAGTGCAAAGCTGGGACAGTTACTTCCCTTCGTCATTGCATCGGTGGTAGATGGCACAGTATTAGAACAGATACAGCAGATGATTCAAGATGGACAACCAAAGGGTAAGTCTAGTCCATCAGAAGGTGGCGGTCTGCTTGCTACCTTAATTGATATCAAGCGTTGCTTCTTGAAGTTAGATGTGCAGGATCAAACACTGCTACGCCTACGCCACTTCGATAACTACACACTGCAACAGATAGCAGGACAGTTAGAGTGCGCCGTATCTACCGCTGATCGCAGGTGCAACAACTCTCTACGTAAACTCATTGAACTATTGGGAGGACCCAGCCCGTGGCAATGAAAGAGATAGAACTATTTGAGTACCTGAAAGAGAGTCTGTACCCAGACCTTACCAAGTCTGAGGGTATCTACGATTCCTTTGACTGCATCAGCGCACAAGCAGGTCACTACATAGAGTTGAAGTGTCGCTATACACACTATGACACACTGCTTATTGAAGAGATGAAGTATCGCAAGCTGATAACGCAGGCTGCTGAGCGAGATCTCATCCCGTTCTACATAAACTCGACTCCGAAGGGAGTCTTTTCTTTTGACCTGATGGATGTACCTGAACCTGAGTGGTCAGTTGGTTGGATGCCAGCTACCACAGAGTTTGCACGCAACCACAAGATGGAGAAGTTAGTAGGTTACCTGCCTATTGATGAAGCGGTGCAGTTATGAAGTACGATTACAAGTGTCCACAGTGCGATAGTAAATTAACTATAGAGCGTAGCATCCACGAGGATGCCAAAGAACCTGGTTGCTTTGACTGCCACCTACCTATGGCTCGCGTCTATGACGCGCCAGGTATACAGTTCAAGGGTAGAGGGTTTTACTCTACTGGTGGATAGTGTTATGATTTATACACTGGCAGGCACCCGCCTGTTGAGTGCTAGCAAAATACCCTCCACCAAATGGTGAAGGGTATTTTGTTTTGCCAGGAAAGGGTTAGAAACCTAGCAAGATTATTCAGTACCAGCCGACTCTATCTGAGTGCCGGAGAGCGCCACAG